CCGCAACGCTGGCTAGTTACCTGCTTGAAGGCGAACCAAAACCTCGCTACACGTCTGTAGGTACGGCGTTTAATATGTTGACTACAGCCCAACGGGATACGGTAGCCATAATAGATATAGGCGACACAATAACAATAGAAAAAACGTTTACTAGCGGCGCTGGCACTACCGAATTAGCGCAAGAGCTAAGTATCGAAGGCGTAGAGCATACGTTAAATATTGGCGACGGCCATAAAATATTGCTGTTTACTAGCCCTACAACTATTGTTTATGAACTAATTTTAAATGACGCTATTTTTGGCATACTAGACGCCGAGAACGTTTTAGGATAAAGTAAGGACACTATGACTACGCCGTTTCCATTTGTAGCTTCGACTGTTTTAACAGCGCAGCAATTAAATGACATACAAAATCTACCGATATCAGATAAAACCGCTAGCTACGTTTTAATCGCAGGCGACGAAACAAAGCGTACAATGATGAACAGCGCTAGCGCTACGACGATTACGGTAAACAACTCAATTTTTACTGTTGGTGATGTTATTCAGGTTGCAAATAAAGGTGCAGGCACTTGCACAATTACTGCGGGTGCGGGCGTAACTATTAACACAAGCGGCACGCTTGCTTTGGCGCAATATGGGGGCGGCTATTTACTTGCATTGTCGGCGTCAACTTTCACTTTTTTTAACTTAGGCGGTGGCGTATCGTACGGCACGGCTACCGGCGGTTCAAGTAGTTCTATTACGGTTAGCAGCATAAATTACACGCTTCTAACTTTTACAAGCGATAGTAATTTAGTTGTGTCTAAAGCAGGTTTGTTTGATGTTTTGTTGTTTGGTGGCGGTGCAGGCGGTGGCGGTGGGCAATCTGGTCAAGGTGGCGGCGGCGGCGGGGGCGCAGGCGCAAAAGTACAAACAACAATATATTTAGACGCTGCAACCTATGCCGTAGATGTGGCCGCTGGTGGTGCGGGTGGTACAAATACAAACTGGGGTTACACGGGTGCGCCATCACAAATAGGTAGCGTTATAAATATTATTGGCGGCGGTGCTGGTCGAAGCAATAACGTGCTAGAAAACGAAAGCCAAAATATGGGCTGCGGCGGCGGCGGTATGGGCAACAGCAACGGTGGCAGAAACCTTGCTGGTTTATCTATTTTGACTACAGGCAACGGGTTTAACGGCGGTTTAGGAAATAACGGCGCAAACGGCGGCGGCGGCGGCGGAACTGGGTCCGTAGGGGCAGCTGGCAGCGTGTCGGGAAACGGTGGCACAGGTTTTGACGTAAGCGCATTTATTGCTGGTTCAGCATTGTTTAAAGGCGGCGGCGGCGGCGCAGGCGGACCTACTACGCCTGGCACCGGTGGTTCGTCAATCGGTGGAAACGGCGGCACAGTAAACGGAACTGCCGCGTCAGCTAACACAGCTTCAGGCGGCGGCGGCGGAAACGGCGCAACCGGGGTCGGCGGCGCAGGCGGTTCAGGCATTGTTTACGTCAGGTTTAAGGTTTAATTATGTCCGCACAATACTTTGCACAAATTGACGACAACAATGTTGTTACATCTGTGCACGTTGTTGAACAAGAATTTTTAGAAGCGAACCCTGAACGTTACACAGGCACTTGGGTAGAAACTTTTTTTGATACAGCAAGCAAAACTTATGCTGGCATTGGCTACACATACAGTTACGAAACACAAGATTTTACGCCGCCAATAATAAACGACGAACCGTAATGCAATGCGATACGGTTTATTTGCGCTAATACTTATGTTGACCGCTTGCGAAACTACACGGGACAACACGATTACGGTTAAATCAAAAGTAAAAAATTTTGCACTTAATAATTGTTATGTGCCCGACCGTTGCGGAATAACGCCGTGAAACGCTACCGATACAGCCCAGACGAACTACACGCGCGCCTAATCGTTACCGTAGGCGTACTGTTAGGTTTAGTTTTTAGCGTCATTGTCGTAGGTATGGTTTACGGCTTATTGTTTGTAAGCCAGCCAATAGAACAAAGCCCAAACGACGCGGCCTTCATAGATTTAATGTCAACTATTGTAGTTTTTTTGACTGGCACATTATCGGGCCTGGTTGCGTCTAACGGTATTAAAAGCAAACGTAACGAATATTTAGACGAAAATGACTAGACCGTATACAGCGGCTAAAGCGCCGGTAGCTAGTCGAGCTTTGGCAGGTAATGACGAATTTATACGGCAGGTAGTTAAACGGTCTATGGGTTCGCTTTGGAATAATGGCAGTTTTGTTATTCGTGATATTCGAACTAAGCCAGGGCAAATAAGTAATCACGCGCGCGGTCTGGCTACAGACTTTAGCTACCGTAAAATGACTGACAAAGGTTTAGTAGACGGGCGCAAAATTGCTATGCCGTTTATATACAAGCTGTTAGAAAATGCAGACGTTTTACAAATTGAATTAGTAATTGACTATTTTTCTAACCGTAGTTGGAAATGTGATAGGGGCACTTGGATTAAAGGCAAGTGGTCCGGCGGCGACTGGTTTCATATTGAAATATCCCCAGCTATGGCTAATGACGCAAACCTAGTAAAACAGGCGTTTCAGCAAGTTTTTAAGGATATGCCACAAACCGTTTAGCGTTTAGGTTAGGGTTTGTGCAACCCTTTACCGAGAAAGTTAGGCCGTATATGACCCTTTTAAGCAAAGCTGTTATTTCAGCGTTATTAGCAATTACTTCACTGTTTATATTGAAGCCGCCGCCTGCACCTACAGCCAGCGACTTACAGACGCCGTTTACAAGCGTTTACAAAGCATACGAAGCACCTATAGACATACCAGCGCCTACGACGTCTACGACGCTTGTAACGCCTGCTACTGACCTATGCGGGCAGGTATTTGATATGGCTAAATACATAGGCTGGCCTGACCACGAACTAGGCAAACTGATAGCAGTAGCGCAACGCGAAAGCCGGTGCATAGTCGAAGCGTTTAACCCGCGCGACCCTAACGGCGGTTCAGCTGGGGTAATGCAAATAAACTATTTTTGGTGCAAACCTTCGCGGTACTGGCCTACCGGCTATTTACAAGCGCACGGCCTACTTAAAGACTGCAGCGAACTATTTAATTTAGAAACCAATTTGCGTAGCGCATTAGCTATTTACCGTTATAGCGAAGGTTGGCGCGCGTGGTCAATCTAAAACATTTTGTAATCGCTTTGCTACTTACCGCGTACACGGCTTTGATATGGTACGTTAAACCCACTAACAGAAAGAACCGAGAAAATGAACGAAAACGTAAACGACAAACTACAAAAACTATTTGACGCAGACAAAGCGCAACTAAAAGCGCTAGCGCAAGTCATAAACGAAATAACAAAAGGTAACGTACCTTTGCGCGAACCTAGCGAACTTGTAACCAGTCGCAATATTCGAAACCTACAGAACTGGGCTAGTGAATATACGTTTGATGACGGCGACCTAGTGCAAGATTTAAAGTCTGCAATTATTGAACTAAAATATTTAATGGCTGTAATCAAAGGTTTACGCGAACAGGTACAGCATTTAGAAAGCGAAAACGCACGTTTAGAACGGCTGGCCGCTAATGCAAACTAACGAACTTGGCCAGCCGGTTATTCAATTAACGCAAGACGATTACAAAAACTGTTACGTAATTATGGGCCTTATTCAATTAGAAGTAGAAAACCGTAACGCTAAAACAAGTTACGAAGCTAACCCGTTATTAAACGAAGCTACGACGTTTTGCGGCGTATTAGGTGAACAGGCCGTAGCTAACTATTTTGGTTGCCCAAACGTATATAAACCGTATGACCCAAAAGCGCACGACGTTTTAGGTTACGAAGTGCGGGCAACTTACCACGAAAACGGCTGTTTATTAACGCACGACCCAGATGACAAAAACTATGGCGATAAACCAGGCCGCTACATATTTGTAACTATTAACCAAAAAACGTTAACGGCAACAATTCGCGGTTACTCGACCCTTACACGTTGTAACGAACGCGCCGATAACTACCAAACCAGTTGGCGTTATCCGTGCTTTGCTATGCCACAAAACCAGTTATGGCCTATAGATATGTTGCCAGCTACTGACGAACTTTTAGCGTTTAAACAAGTTAAGGCGGTTGCGTAATGGGTTTTAGTTTAGATAATTACGTAGATGTAGCTACACGTTTACAGTTAGCGCACGCCAAATATCCAGAAATACGAATTCAAGAAACGCACCGTGAAATTATAGAAATGCCAGACAAAACTTGTTTTATTCGTTGCACTGTTACGGTATGGCGCGACGCAAACGACCCGATACCGGCAGTAGCTACAGCGTGCGAAATATACCCAGGCCGTACGCCGTACACAAAGACCAGCGAAAACGAAGTAGGTTTCACGTCTGCTTTAGGGCGCGCTTTGGGTTATATGGGCTTTGCTATAAACAAAAGTATTGCTAGCCGTGATGAGGTGGAAGCAGCGCAAAGCAGGCTCCT